AACGTCCCGTTCGCAATCTGCTCTAGCTTCTCAGCGATCAAATGATGGTGCCGACCCGCAATAAACTGCGGCCACATAGAATTTACAAACGGTAAAAAATTATTTTGGCAGGATTCCACACGCTCAAGTTGCTTCAGACGCAACTCTAAACGTAATTTCTGAACGTCACTTGTGGAATCTAAACTGAGGCTCAAAGGGGTCCCTGACTTAAATACTTAACAAGAGGACTATAGCCCCCAGAACATGGAAACGTAAGACGCGGCGGCGATTTGTGCATCCCATTCACCGATACATCCATCACCTGATCCGCTGAATACAACAAACACTCTGCTTGCGTGTCCGCTGGCCGCCAACGCTGAACCAACACCCAACAATTACTGCCCTGATGACGAACCGCAAAGCTCACCTGAAACGGCGACAAGTTTACCTGATTGCCCTTCGCAACCTTCAACTCGATCATATGCAACCGCTTGTTACGGTCCATCAACAATAAATCTGGTATCCCCGGCGTCTGACTGTTCTCAATGCGCGTCAGTACAACGTCCGAGTCCAGCTTCTCAATGTTAGCCTTGAGCGCCTTCCAGAAGTTTGACTCCGTCCGCTTCGACATCAATCACCTTCTCACCCAACTGGGCCTTCAACTCGTTCAACGCCTTCACAACCTCTTCTTTCGACATCTGGTCAATCGACCCATGACGAACTTCACTCTTG